TCGTAGCAAGGCTCCCCATCAGCTTCGGCGTATTCGTCCACTCCCCGGAGTAGTCCGCCGACCCGCTTTTGACCAGCACATCGCCGTCAGTGCCGCCGGCGGGAACGCCGGGGCCTGTAGGGCCTTGTCCACCACGCAGGGCGGCAAGGTCGCTGAACTGTTGTGTGGTGGGGTCGCGTACCTTAACCCCGTATTGCAAAATTGGGATAGGCATGGGTTATACCTCCTGTCTGACGTTGATGATGTAAATGTTTCTCATGATTAATTCTCCTTTAATCAGCCGTAATATAAACTGCTGTCACCAATATAACTCCTGTATCTCCGTATGCCTGCGGGATGCGCAATTCGCCGTTCGTGTTAATATATCCAAACGCTGTTTTTTCGTTTTGTCCGTCATATCCGAAGATACCTATTGTATTTATTCCGTTTTGAATTGGACGTGGAAACCCCCTAATAATGGGCCAATTACCTGTGAGTGTGAACCTAATATTGACGATTACGATGCTTCCGATTTTGATATACCCGCCAGCATCAATAGTGCAATTTCCCGTATCGGTAGGCACACTATATACAGCAGGTGGATTTAAAATATCAGAGACGCTTGTGCTCTGGATATTCCCGCCCGGTGTCAACGTCTGCCCTTGCGTTATGGTGGTTGCCGTCACCTTGTACAACTGCCCGTTGTAGACAAGATAATCACCGGCTGCATAGGCTTTTGATGCACTGCTTGTCGGCTCAATCGTAGCAAGGCTCCCCATCAGCTTCGGCGTATTCGTCCACTCCCCGGAGTAGTCCGCCGACCCGCTTTTGACCAGCACATCGCCGTCAGTGCCGCCGGCGGGAACGCCGGGGCCTGTAGGGCCTTGAGGGCCGGTTGCACCGGTGTCACCTTTATCGCCCTTATCACCTTTCGGGCCTTGAGGGCCGGTATCGCCTTTTGCACCGGTGTCACCTTTATCGCCCTTATCACCTTTCGGGCCTTGAGGGCCGGTATCGCCTTTTGCACCGGGAGCACCGTCAGCGCCAGTGTCACCCTTGTCTCCCTTTGGCCCTTGAGGGCCGGTATCGCCCTGAATACCCTGATCGCCCTTCGGGCCCTGAAGATGTCCCTGGTTCGTCCAGACGCCGCTTGCCCCATAGGTATAGATATCGTAGGGGGGCGTAGTGCCGACGGCGTAAGCGTCACCGATTTCCGGATTCTCCGGGAGATCGTCCGTGCTTTGCACCGTGTCGATGATCTCAAAATTGCGCCCGTCGAAGTCGCCTCTTTCGGCGGCATCCTCCACCGACTGCGCCTTCTCAAGCGCGGTTGCCGCGGCCTGCTGCACCTGCTCCGCCCAGCTCGGTTCCGGATCGCTTGGGTCAACCTCGGAGGGCTCCGCGCCATTGCGGATGCTGTCCACCGTGCACCAGATCGTCGGGATCACGACGATCGCCACGTCCTCGCCGCTGGTCTCGTCGTGCTCGATCTTTGTGCCGCGCACGCCGATCTCCAGGGGGCCGTCGCTTTGCGTGAGTACTTCGGCAGGGACGACACATTCATCCGACGTGAGCATCACATCTCGCGCTGTGCCGCTGCCGCGGAAGATCGCGGTTTTCACAAGTCCGTCCCAATTCTCGTCAAATGCAAACTTCACCGGCAGCCCGACACTGCCTGTCGTAACAGGGCTTAAGGCTGCTGCCTTGATATCCCTGTCCCTTACTTTAACTATGATCACGGTCTCCCTCCTTAAACGCTTGTTGGCATAAGATACCTCCAGCTTGTCCAGGTATAGGCGCCTGTGCTTGACGACTTTGCCCGTGAACAAAACCAGATGCGCCCGGCTACCGGCGCTATTTCAATTATTTTCACCAGCACGATGTCCTGATTGGCGAAATATACTTCACGCCATCCGATCCAGCCTTTTGTCATTATCCCGGCAGACTGCTGGTCAAGTGGATCTGTTGGTACATTGGACCAGGAACTATACTGAGAAGCCGAAAAGCCGAAAAGAGCTGCAGCGTTCGCTTCGCCTGTCCTGTCGGCGGATATGTTTCGGAAGTCGCGCCCAAAGCACGGATTATCCGAGGTCCTGTTGCCGATGTAGGGATAGTTGAAAGCCTGCACCGGAATGCCTCCGAGCATGAACAGTCCATCCTGCGGGAGCTCGATGGTGTCTTTGTACTGCTCCACTTCTTTCCCGACCGGCGTAGTGCCAACACCTAAATGTGTATGGCCGCCGTCATGGTTCAGCACAAGGTCGCGCTGCTTTCCTTTAAGGGTGTACTCACGTGTAATTTGCCCGCTGATTTTGTCCTGGATGATGATTGTGAGTACATATGCCTTCTTCGGGTCAGAAAGTGTACCGAAGGCGCTGGACGTAGTACCGCTGGAGATATTGTGCCTTTGAGCAGCAGAAGCACCTTTTTGTCCTACCGTCAGCTCTGTAATGGCGTTGTTTGGTAGACTGGTGTTGATCTGAGCTGTTACTTTGATCCGGTAATAGTCTCCTCCATTGGTCTTCACACCCTGGCTGTTGCAGCGGTACGTATTCGCTGTGTCAATAGTTACACTTGGCAGCACATACGCCACGACGCCGGTCACACTCACAGTGTTGCTGTTGCTCAGTCCGCGCACGTCGGTTACGGTGACAGTAAAGGTCGTGTTTTGTGCCAGTGCAGCAGATGTAGTTGCTGCGTATGTATTGGAGCTCCCGCTTACCGGCTGCATTGTGACAGTTGCTCCACCGGGATACGACAGTCTAACCGTGGAAACAGCCGCATTTGTTGGCCGTGTAATCGTAGCAGTCACTTTGCACTTGCTGTATCCGGCAATATAGGTATTCGGGTAATACTGGGTCGCGGCTCCTGCTGCCTGCTGGATCTGCGTGGAAGGGGAACCAACAGCAGGCTTCATACTGTTGATTGACGCCTGCCTGCTCTCTGTATAAGTCCCATTGCCGCTTAACGAATTAGGGCTGTTTCCTGTGACTGAGATGGTGATTGGGATAGACAGTGATGTCGTGACGTTTGCAGCATTGAACCACTGCACTGCATTGATTGACACATTAAACTGCCCAGTGGAGGAAGTGCCGCGGTACAGCTCTGCATTGTTGCCCGGCGTGGTAGTATTCCCCGCGGTGATTACGCAGGTCAGCGAATAGTTGCTGCCATTGATAATGGGGATCTTCATTCCGTTGGCGTCGGCGGCAATGCTTCCGAAGGCGATCTGCGGAAGAGCTTTTGCGGTATATGTCTCCACAAGGCTGCTGCTGCCGTGGTTCAGTGTTACCTGACCGGAGCCATAGTCCACAATGATGAGGATATACAGCGTAGAATTGCTCGCGTAACTGCCGGCGATCGTCCACTGAATAACGTTGGTGTTGGAAGCCTTTGTACCGCTTGTACTGGTCAGGTAATTTGACGGCTGTGAGGAATAGCCTGCCGGGTCCTGTGAGTACAGATAGAGTTTGTACGTGCAGTCCTGGCTCCAGTCTCCGTCAAGAACGGCTTTGAAAACAATGTTGCTTACCGATTGCACATCGCTGCCGGTGTAGGGGCTGAATCTGTAGGAGATGGCGTAGTATACATCCCCGAGAAGGTTGGTGCCGGTGGATGTTGTGTAACTGCTCTCCCAGGCGGGAGAGCTGAACGGATTGCGTGCTCGCTTCTGAAAGCTCAGTGTTGCTGTTGCCATGTCTTATGATCCCCCTCCGCCAACGTATACAAATTCAAGCTCCTGGCTGTCCGGGAAAGCTTTGATCTGCCAGTCGTCGCCAATTTGCAGGCTGTCGTCTGCCACAATGTTCCTCACGTGGAGTTTGTTGTCTTCGCTGTTGAAATAGCCCTGCTTGCGTCCGTTAACCCAGAACTGCCAGCCGCTTGCCGTATAGAGACCGAAAGTCTGATTGCCTTCAAGCTCATAGTACCTGTAACCGTCTTTGTCCTGCACGGTACCGCTGAACTGGAGGTTGCTGCTGATAGCAATGCCAAAGACATATTGCCCTGGGTTGTCAGGATCTTCGAGATAACCGCGGCGGATCTCTCCGTCGATGCGGGTAAAATAATCCTGCATTTGGTTCTGGGTGGAGCTGATGGATTCCTGGAAGCCGTAGCTTTCCACGACGCCTGCGGCGCTGGTTTCGATTCTGGAGTTAAGGCCGAGCTCCCATGTCTGGAAATCGTTCTGCGCAAGGAATCGGCCATTGTATTCCTCTTCCTTGGTGTCCATCTCGGATTCCAGGGTTTTCGCGCTTTTGATGATCAGCGCACGCAGCTCCCGTGCGCTCTTCCTGATGGCGTCAATACTGTCCACTCCGCTGCCGGTCTCCGTAACGACGGTCCCGTCTGCGCGCGTGAGCGTGACTGTGGTGCCCGCCGCGACGGCCGGGGCCGTTGCTGCCATCTCCAGGCTTCTTGACATGCGGACAAGATAGTCCCGCAGTGCCCGTATCTGGTCTTGCGGGCTGCCCTGCAGGATGGGCGGCTTTTCTGTAAATGCCATTATGCATCACTCCCGCTTTCCAGCACGCGCGCAATGGAGAAGATCCGCACGTCTCCCTCGCCCACGATCTTCAGGCGCATGTGGTCGCAGCGCCTGGGCCTTACCGGGATAACGAAGGAATCAATACGACGGACGCGCACTTCTCCGGAGAACGTCCAGACGCCGCTTGAGTCGTAATCGATGTACAGCTTAAGTCTCGCGTCACGATCCATCTTGAGCCTTAAGTTATACCTGCTGGCGTACTTGTGGTCCGTATACTCGTAATACAGCACGCCTGTCTCAGCGTACCAGGTGATTTTATCCTCCGGAGTCCCTTCGGTTCCGTTGATGGTGACAATGCTGTCGCCGCTTTTGGCATACAGCTCATCTCCCCAAGCGGTAAAGCCTTCTGCGTGAAGGTTGTCTTCCCGCATCCAGATCCCGGTTTTCACATCGAAGCAGAAGAGATTCCAGATGTTTTCCTCGTCCCGCATGGAGATATAATAGCGCTGCCCGAAGACGCCGGCAGCAGCCTCGTAATATCGGACATCGCCCAGGGCCGCGCCCACATCGGCGGGCATGCCGCCCTGCCAGGCGACGACACCGGACCGGGTCTTGTAATAAAGCGTTTCGTTGACAATGCCGAGGCTCTTGTGGCTTCCCTCCTGCACGCCTCTCGCGGGCAGGTCGCTTACCTGATGGGCGCCGACGGAAGAGACGGAGATCTGATGAATGCGCGTTTCCTTGAAAAAGGTGGGGCTACCAAAGTAATTGATGCACCCTGACCAGGGACCGTCTGACCCGATGCTCGCGCGCCAGGAATCCGTTGACAGTCCAAGATACTGGCTCCAGTTTTTGAAATCCCCCAGAGCGCAGCAGTAAATCTCGTTGATATTCCCCTTGCCCGCGATGTTCCCGTAAAAGCATCCCCAAAGCCGGTTCTGTGCCTCGCATACGAAGTCCATATCCGGTACTTTGCGCTTGATAGTGATTGTGGCAGACTGTTCCTCGCGCGGTTCCTCCTGGATGCCTACGATCACGATGTAGTCGTTCTCTGTGCCTTCCGCGCCTCCCACGGCATACAGGATCTTGCTGCCGTTGAGATCATCGTCGTACATGCCGCCGATCTCCACGCCGTCCAGTTCTTTGAACAGGCGCTTGATATTGCCCTGTTCGGAGAATCCTACGCGGGTATATACCGTCTCGATGACGGTCCATGTCGTGGTGTAGGCGCTCCACTGCTTGACGCTGCCTTCCACGGTATCAATCCAGACATACCCGTTCTGCGGGTTTGAAGGCTCCGCGCTGCCCTTTTCTACGTGCTCATAAATGGTTCCGTCCTGATGACACATATGATAGCTCACAGCGCCCGTGTAACTGTAGTTGGCCTCCATGCTGCCATAATCCGAAGGATCCATAGTGTTGTAATACACTTTGTCCGGGAAGATGACGATGTACGCGCCCATGCTCACGATCTGCCTCTCCCTGGGTTTCCGTTCCGGGTGTAGTGGGTCTGGCGTATCTTTGAGCCCTGTAAGGCTCGTCGGCACGTTGTTTACATACAGCGTGCCGTCCCCGATCCAGTACAGTGCTTCTCTCTTCGCTATGGCCTGCAGGTCCTGGAAAGCTGTTCCGCCTATACCGGTCATGATCCCGCGCTTCGGACGATTTGCCAGCATGGGAAACTCCGCTGTCGTCAGGTTCTGCGTGTCGTAGAACTCACCGTCGGAGATTTTGAGATTGTGGTTGTATCCTGCAAACACGTCCGTTTTCAGATGCTGGGAAACGGGCCCTGCGATCATCGGGAGTCTGGGCATATCAGTACCTCCATCCCCGCTGTCTCAGCATCGGGGTCGTGCTGTTGTAATGCGCGGCATACTGCTGATACTCCGCGTTGAAGGCCGCGGCGTAAAGGTTGTAGCGCTCTGCCTCCGCGTTCGATTCCGCGATCTTGCCGCGCAGATAGTTGATATATACGTCTCGCGCATAAGGCAGGCCGATCAGCAGCTCAACCTCCGTATCGCTGTAATCCGCTGCGGCGAAGCTCTCAATGGTCTCCGGGTCGTCGTGGCCCTCAATGAGCTCGTTGTACACCTTGCCGTCCAGATCCTCCAGCCATTTGAGTTTCTGATGGTCGTCGTACTGGTTCGGCTCCAGCTCGTCAAGCTCTGTGATGATATCAAGTGCTTTCACTGCTTTCACAGCCGTGCCCTCCTGCTTACATGTTCTTGGGCGTCTGCCCGGCGGAGAGAATGCGGTCGCGCTCGTCGTCCATGTAGGCCGCCGCAGCTTCGGCGCGCTTGATCTCTTCGGCTACAAAGTCGGGGACCTCCGAGGTTTTCCCCATGGGGACCAGGTAGTTGACGCCGTTGATGGACACAAACTGGGTGTCCGGCTCGCCTTTTTTGGCGCGCGGCATGGTGATCTTCACCTTTTTGGATTCGTTCTTGGCTTCTGCCATGATCTTTTCCTCCTTATTCAGATACTCCACGGGGCGATTATCCCCGTGGAGTTGTGTTGCTGTTGCAGCTTAGTAGTTGCTCGCGTCGGTCGAGGAGTACTCGCTGCAGCTCATGACGCGCACCATGCGCTCAGGGTAGAGGATGGTCGCGCCGTTGGACTCGAATTTGTAGCCGATGGTGCTGAACTGGTTCAGCGGGCCGCCGATCTCGTCCTTGTCGTGCACGATCATCTCCAGGTTGCCGCCCTCGGGATCGATGATGCCGAAAGCGTCCTTGCCGAAGAAGTAGGTGGCGTAGGTCGCGCCGCCGGCCTTGTTCTCGTAGGAAACGGCGCTCTGGCCAGAGCCTACGGTGGTCAGCACGGGGGCGAAGGGGTTCTCGATGAAGCGAACGCCGTGCAGCTCGCCGATTTCACCGTTGAAGATTTCCTCGGGGGCAGCGTACTTGTGTGCTTCGATCCAGCCGTCGGAATTGCGCAGATCCTCGGCGACGGAGGGGTGAATGACCGCGTAGTACTTGCCGCGGATGCGGGGCACGCGGTTCTTCTTCATGATGGTGACGACCTTGTTCACCATCTTCGGGGTCAGCATGGAGCGCACAGTCGCGCTGGCTTCCATGGTGGCCGGGGTGGTCGGGGTGCCGGCGACGGCGCCGGTGGCAAGGGTGATGTTGTCGCAGTAGACGACGGTGGTGCCGGTCAGCAGGGCATTGCGGATCAGCGCCTCCTGAGTCTCGGCGGCAGACGCGCCCATTTCCTCGGTCGCGCCCAGGATCACGTCGTCATAAGCCCTGAGCTCCAGCTTGTCGGTGATGGCAGTGTAGGTGCCGTACTGATCGATGCTGCCGGTCAGAGACGTGACGCCGAAGGTCTGGCCGGTGGGGATGACGCCTTCGACGAGCTTCCCGGCTCTTGCGAAGGTGTTCCACTTGCGCCATTCCACGGTGCCGTTGTGGTTGGCGGGCAGGGGCTGCCGCTTGGCGAACTGGGCATAATACTGCTCAACTCTGGCGTTCTCCAGAAGCTCGGTGTCGTAGAAGGCTTTGAGCTCGGGCGCCATGGCGTTGGTGGTGGTTCTGGGGGTCTCAACGCCGGTATAGGCGTTGGTCATGTTCTCCGTCGCATTGACGCTGGTGCCGGCGTCGGCGAAGAACTGAATGCTGAACAGAAGGCTCAGCAGATTTTTGATCTTTCTCATAATGATCTCCTTTCGTCTGCGCGCCTTCATCAAAAGCGCGCTATGTTCTTGATGGATATTTGGCCTTGATGTAAGCCAGCCGATCTGCGCGGCTCATAGCCAGCATGTTCGGCGTTACGGCTGCGGAGGCGGTCGCTGCGCTGCCGTTCTCGCGCGGTCTTGCGCTGCCGCTCTGTACGGCGGCTGCCGCGGTCTGCTTGGCGCGCCTGGCAATACTTTCCGCCTGCCG